AGGGCGAAAAACGAACAACATCGCTGCCTACTCTAAAAATGTTTGGACCGCTGGGCATGACCGAGGCTCCTTCGATCGAGACAGGCAAGAAAGCCCCTCCCCCCTTTGGGGGGGAGAGGGGCGATCAGATCCTGCCAGTTTATCACTGACCCGGGAAGGTGATCCCGGTGAGGATGGCACAACGGTTGGGCTGCTTGCAGACCAAGTTGTAGTACCAGGACACGAAGCCCTCCCACTCATCACGGTTCGATACGCGACTCAGGACGTTGCCGTCCATGTCGGCCATGCTGAAGGACTTCAGCTCGGCGACGCACCAGACCTTGGTGTTCAGGAAGATCAAGATGCCCTTGCCGCAGTGACGGCTCATCTTCAAGGGGATGCCGTTGAAAGCATAACCCGAGAAGCCCGGATCGCCCTTGCCGGGCTTACCGTTGACATCGTTGCTGAGGCTCGTGTTCGTTGCCGAAACGAAGCTCAACAGAGCGCTGTATTCCTGACGCAGACCCGGATGGGCATACATGCAATCCGGATCATCACCGCCGAGAACCATGATCTCGTCGAGCATGGCCTGCATGCGCTTGAAGTCCATGGTGCTGTTGGTAACGACAGCCGGAGCAATCGCCTGAACCGTCGANCGCAAGGGAGCGTTCGCAGCCACGTTGCGATCCACNCCGAAGTGGCTCTTCTCGCCGAGGTTGCCATACAGCCCGATGGGCTCGGCTTCCACAGCCAGACGAGTCGTGTTCAACGCATCAGTGGTATAGACACCGAGGACATCAACACCTGCACCACCACCGACAGTTGCACCTGTGGCTTCAGGGACGCAGCGAGCTACGACCAGGGCCGAGTAATCACCAGTGATACCAGAGGTGTCAAGCTGAGCACCAGCGCCGTACAACTGTACCTGTAAGTTGCCAGCAGTCCCAAGACCCATATCCGCAGTGACGAAATCAGTAGCGGCAGTACGAGTCACGAGACTTGCATAGTCATCCAATCCGATGACGTCAATCTCGAGGCGGTTGTTAGCCGGGAGAAGCTCCTGCAACGCGAAGCCAACATCTTTATTGCCCGTAAAGGACTGAAACATGTGTGGACCCGGGACAGCGAGATTGATGCGCTCGTGAATAAAGCCGATGCAGCCACCACCAGTGAACATGGCCTGGTTCGCACGGATCTTAGTATCAGTGACGAGCCCTTCCATCTCAGTCTGGACGTAGGTCGCAAAGCTGTTGGCCGTGGTCTTCGCCGAGGCGATGGCCGGGCCGGTCAGCGAGAAGCGACCATAGAGGTACTTCGCAGTGACGTTCAGATCGACGTGGCCTTGTGAGCCGGCGTCCGGGAGATCCCCAGCTTCTGGCTTATAGGCAGTACCGATGCTGCGGCTGACATGAACGGGGATCACAACCTGACGGCCGCTCCAGTCCACGGTGATTTTCTGGAAAAGTTCGACCATCTCGAGCTGGTTATTCAGCGCTTCGATAATCGGACCGAGATAAAAATTCTTTAGGATCGCTTCAAGATCCGAAATAGCAACAGAGGCCATAGCCTGTATTAACTCCTAAGATACTGGAGCATCGCATCACGCGCTGCATCCATATTTTCTGGTGGAGGGGCATCACGCGTCGATGACGCAGCAACACCCCGTGACTTCGGGCGAGGAGGAGCAGAAGCCTTTCCGGCTTTCTCCATATCACCCATTTCTCCGAGGTGACGAGCGATCGCCGCCTCTTCGATCTCGGCAACGAACGTCGAATAACGCTGCGCCGCCTCTAGAACACTGACCGATCCGTCTTTCGCAACGGAATCCCACAGGTAGCCCTCAGGGACAGAGGGGAAAGACTCACGGGCTTCGGCGATCTCACGGTCCAGCTCCATTCTTGCGAACTTAATCTGCAACCGCTCGTTCGAATCCTTCACCTGCTTCATCTGAGCAGCCCATCCGTCAGGATCCGCAACCTCTTCGTGCTCAGGATCGTAATCCCAGTCACCTGAAGGCTCCGGCTCCGCTTTCGGGGCGTGCCGAGTGTTGAGTTTGGCCTTCATCTCCTCGATCATGCGATCACGCGTAGCCATCTCGTCTTCGAGCTGCTTGCGCCGATCATTGATCTGCTTGAATCGGTTATAAGGCACCCTATGACCCGCTTCAGGGTCATATTCCTCCTCCTCAACACTCTCCTCTGCTGAGTCGGCCTCTAAGACCTCCTCTTCCTCGTAGTCCTCGCCTTCTGGCTCCTCGATCTCGGCGCTTGCCTCCGACTCTTCCGCTTCAAGCTGCTCCTCTACTTCAGGAGCTTCAACCGTTTCGCCGCCCAACTGCTGGACTAACTCTGCCTGCGCTTCAGCGCTCAATAAACCCATCTCTCTATCCTCCTATACAACGCGTAACGTGCGAGGCACCGATGATTCACAAGAGATTCCCGACGGCCCCGAAGATTTCTGCCCCGCTATCTCTAGCGAAGCCCTTATCCCCGGAGCTTTCACTCCAAATCTTACCTGTCGCACTCTCCCACTCGAGAACTTCCCGAATGGACCGCGGCTGGTACTCACGTTTCACTTCATCCGCAATGTCATCTACTTGGTCAAGCCCCATCAACGCAAGACCAGTCGCAATCGCCATGTCGTCGTGCTGCCCAGGAGCAGCCTCGACCTTCCCGCGGCCATTGTACTGCAAGCGATTGGCCTCAGCACAGAAACGAGGGCACTTCGTGTCCATCCATCCACGAGTCGTATACTCGTACAGACGGTTGATAATCAGGGGCCTAGTCTTAGCAGTGGTCATGAACCCAACCATGTTCTGCCAGCGGTTCATCACCTTATCAAAGCTTGAACGACGGTACGTATAAGGCCAACTCTCGCTCTGGAAATACTCTTGGACACTTAATCCGTAACTATTTGTCTCGATTATCACCATCGCAGTGTAGTTCTTCGCAATCTCAAGNGCTTTGCGGGCAAACAAGCTAGGAGGAATACGCTCATAAAAGCTCGCAACCTGCTTGATCTCCTTCGGATTCGTCACATCCAACACCATGATCGCACTGTAATCGCCACCGGGACTCCCCGTGGCCGTATCAACCCCCATCACATAAACGCCGAAGCGACGCGGGGGAACATACTCGACATATCCGTCCTTCGGATAGCCGCTCGCATCGAACTTCCCAGGGAAAAACGGAGCCCCAGTGCTGATGAACGCATCGTCAGGACAACCCGGGAACTCCTGGTTGAAGATATTCCAGTTATTCGCACACGCCGTGCGGAGCGTATCCACCATCCAGTGGAACTGCCCCTCCGTCAGCTTCGCATCGTAGCTGTACTCCANCTCCTCGTCCGTCGGATTGTCGAAGCGAGGCTCGTCCANGCTATAGCCAAGATCCATCTGCCAGTTCAGGAACAGCTTCTCGTATCCGCTCTCCTTGTGCCAGAGGTCATACCCCTCGCCCATGCCGTTCGCAGTAGATTCCAACACGATCAGGGCGTTCTGAGTCCGGGTATTGAACAAAGACGCAATCGCCATCTCGATGTCGTTCCAGAACATATACTCCGACGCATGGATCAAATCATACGTGCCGCCACGGAAACTCTGGCTGCTCGCACTGCCGACACGGATGCTGCTGCCCGTGACAAACTTGATCTCGTTCTCCCGGGCCTTCGTCGTCCCGAGCTTCAAGAACTCCGGCAGCTCGTCATAGAACAAACGGTAGATCTCAAAGATCTTCTTCACCGCCTCGTCCGTATGAGCCACGACAGCAGTACGAGTAAGAACTCCGGCAGCTCGTCATAGAACAAACGGTAGATCTCAAAGATCTTCTTCACCGCCTCGTCCGTATGAGCCACGACGGCAGTACGAGTGTGCTTATTGAACAACGTCTTCCAAAAGAAAAACGCAGCGATCCCCGTGGTGCTCCCCAACTGGCGAGCCTTCAGCAGCATCAAATAGTTATTCTTCCCGAAGCTGGCGATGATCCGCTTCTGGGCAGGATTCAACTCNAGATAAGAAAGACGACTCTTCTTCGTCACGATCTTCAAGTAGTGACTGGCGAAATACTCGAAGTCAGTAGCGCAACGAGCAGCCTCTTTGAGCTGATTATCCCGGCTCACTTGCCCAGCAAGTTGATGAGGAACGCAGTCACAAGAGGAATCGCAATCGCAGAGATAGCACCCATCTGAACCACCTTCGTGTTCAAACGATCCAGCTTGTTCTCGATCTTCTCGATGCGACGATAAGCCTGGCC